CAATACCAGCAACTAAAAATGCACCACCAAGTCCAATAGCTATTTTCTTCTTTTTAGACATACCTTGTTTTGGTTCACTAGAAACATTCGAAGTTCCAGACTCAGACTTTCGTACGCCCCATTTCATTCCCATCTTTCCAAAATGCTCTAAGAAGTCTTCGCCGACTTCTCGAAAATCAGTTTGAGTTGTCATCTGAAGACCTCCTTTAATAATAGGTTCGTTTAATAGCTTGATCGATCATTATAATATGATGGTTTAGTAGAAGTACCACTAGCCATGGTAGCAGCAACACCTACACCACCGATAAGAGCAAGAACAACAAGTCCTACTTTCTCACCTCTTGTTGTTTTATTAGCTACTTTAGAATCCTTAACATAGGCATCCCAATGCTTATCAATAAGTTTTTGAGTAGCTGCTTTACCTTTTCTTGTGCTAGCAAGAGCATTATCATCTGCTGCTGAATTCATTTTGTTTATGTTAGCTACCTGCCTTGCACGAGCATCCGTAATATCAGCACTTGTAACTTTTACTTTTTTACCAGCTTTAGTAGGTTCTGCTTCTCCATTAGCTGCATTACGATGTCCCCAACGCATACCTTGTTTTCCGTAATGTGCTATAAACTCTTCACCAACTTCTCGAAAATCAGACTGAGTTGTCATTCGATTATCTCCTTTAAATATAATGTAGTGTTAAGAAAAAGGTGGTGCGCAACACGCTGAATAGAATGTTGCGCACCAGTCCTTCTAATCTTCTGATGCCGTTTTTTCTGGTGGTTCTGTAGACGGTTTTTCCACAGGCGGTGAATCTGCAGGATGTGATTCTGGTGCCGGTGTCTGCACAGGCGGTGAATCTGCAGGTTGCTTTTCCGGTTCTGGCGTAGTGTTCTGTACTTCAACGTTGACATCGGACATTACTTAACACCTTTCAATAGATATGAATTAACATTCCAATTTTATAGCAATTCTTTCATCTATTCAAACGCCTCCTTGTTTGCTTTATATGCAACATAAGCATCCATTAAAGCTGAGACATTATCAATCTTTTCTTCTGATCTCTTCTTCAAAAGTTTCCGATTACCATTCGTATCTTCAAGAGTTATAGCATTACCCATACAGAATGTCATAAGATCTTGATCAAATATGAGCATTCTCTCTTCACTTAGATGTTTAATCTCACCAAGAGGAACTGACTCAGTTCTAGCTCCTTGAATAACCTTCTCAATCCCGAACGGACCATTCTCAGCTTCCCATCGAGTAATAAATTCTTTAGCATTATAAGGGTCAAACCCAAGACAACGAACATCATACTTCATCAATTCAATAAATGAATCAAGATCTTCGTAAACTTCCATCATGTCGAGAACTGTTCCCTCAAGAACATGAAGACTTCCTTCATTAATAAACTCATCATACTTGGCACGCATAGCACCTGGTAGTTTCATCAACGTTAATGATGTTATATAACTTCGAGTCTTTATACCGAACCCTCTACGAAGAGGAAATAAGAATGTGAAGGCACAGAAGTCATCACCTTGTGAAAGGTCAACACCAAGAGAACAAGTCATCTCCCAAAATTCACGAAGTCTATGTGGAAGAGTCTCTTCATATGTAAAGAAGTAGGTGTAACCTTCCATCGGAATACCAAATCGCTTAGCAAGAATGTCATTCCTAGATGCTGGAGCTTTCTCAGCTCGTTCAACATCTAATTGATAAGTCTCATACGTAATTGTCTTACCAAGATTTGGATTTGCCTTCAACCAGGTCGCCGGATCATCAACTTCTTTAATGTCATCCAACTTATAATGCCAGATCGAAACGTGAGGAGCTATGTAATCTCCCTTAAGGATGTCTGCAAGCTCCATTTTGATTGTATCGCCACTACCGTTTCGAACAGTTCCTTCAGAGCTAATAGCAAGAATCAAATAGTCATCTAATTTAGAAGCTCCTTGCTCAACTGCACCAACAACGTCTTCTCTAATGTCACCGGAAAGCCATTCATCGATTGTTGCTACTTTAGGTCTCAATCCCTGAAGTTTGGTAATAGCCATTGGCCTAACTTCAAGAAAAGATCCTGTTAAAAAATTCTCGATACCTCTTTTTGTTGCAGCAAGCTTTACACGATTGGCTCTTGAACCGGTTGTGTTCTGTAATGATCCTTCAGTTAAGAACTCAAACAGTGGTCCTCGACTTCTGGTAATAGCAGTTCGAAAAGGAGACATTACTTCGTCTGCTTGTTTCATTGTTGGTGCTGTTGTAATCTGATGTGTCGTTGATGTATCAACATTTAGAAAGTACGCTTGAATGCATTCAGCATACATTGATTTAGCTGCGCCTCGCGCTACTATTAAAAACTGTTTAGTCGTTAATCGTTTCTTGATGGTCTTGTTAACGTAATGACCACCACGATTATTGGGTGATGGTTCATAAACACTTCGTTCAACAAAATACCACCAACCAAAAATCTCTTCAGCCCAAAGTTTGAATGATGGTAGAAGATGTAAATCAGTTCCATCAGTCAGAGTCAATTCACATTCGCAAAATCTAACGAATCCTTCTACTGCTTCATCATCATAGTAGATGTTTCGGTTAGCAATAAGTCTATCAATTCGATTCATCTCTAATGCAATCTCACGGTTCACTGGAACATCACCGCGTAGTACAGCATCACGAAATTGACCGTAATAAATTGGTGTTGCTGTATTAGATAGACTCATAACTAACTCTCACCTCACTCTTTTTCTTTTTTCTTCTTTTTACTTTGACCAACATTCACAATAGCATCAGCAACCTTCAATCCCAGAGCTACTTTAGTGTTGTCATTGTTTCTAAGCATATATGTTCCACCAGCCAAAGCTAATTTTCCACCTGTTCCGGTAACATATTTTTTACCGTTCTTAACAATATTTTTAGCAGGAGTATCTCCCTTAAGTCTAGAATATTGCTGCTCTAAATTCATACGTGTAACCATTGTTTGCAAATCCTTGTTTGAAAGAGAGTCAGTAGTACTTTTCTTAGCTGTTCGTTTTAAAACAGCTACAGTTTTAGCATCTTCAGAGGCTGGTTGATAGTTTCCTCCCTTTGCTTTGACCTTCTTTCCAGGTGTCGTCTTTAAAGTGACTTCTTTTGGTACTGAACGATCTCTTCGTACACCCCAATGCATCCCTATCTTTCCGAAATGAACCAGAATATCATCTAGAGTCCCTCTACTAGTGGAAGTGGATTTGGATCCGTCCATGACACTCCTTCCCTTTGAACATTAAGACGCCATTCTAACTCTTGGTATTGTTCTTTCATTGAAGCCATGAGGTAAGATGTCGTTGGCGGATCGAACAATAGACGAACTCGTAAATATACATACGTCTTTACTGAATTCAAACGAAGATCTCCATCAAGGAAGTCATCCCACGTGGCTTCAGCATCCTCAATAGCGAATCCATTAGGAGGTCCAATGCCAATATCAGTTAAAATTGATAAAATTGAGTTGATATGCATTATAACATCAACATCAAAAGCCGTATAATTCTTTTCGAGACCTAAAATTTTTTTAGTGTCAGTTAGAATACTGGTAGTCATGCTATTTCACCTCCCAAAGTGTGTGACATCACATCCAAAGTCATTGAATTATGTCCATAAGATCTCCTGGTGACACGTCCCCAAAAAGACGATGGTCGTTAAACAGATGAACATCAGCTTCGTAATAACATAGATCTACAAACTGAGAACACATGAGTCTATCTGGACGAGCAAGACGCCATCGAATCCAATACGGAAGTTTTAACTTAAATATGTGAGCAATGGCAACACAAGCACCATCAACCCAAGAATAAGGAGCTCCAAGATGACGTCGAGCTGATGCAACTATTGCATTACGCTGAATGAGAGTCAAATCGTATGTGGACCACCATTGATACATGTCATTGTACTCAGATAGATCAGTTTCATGAGCACCTGCTGGTTGAGCTTCGATGACACGTCCTGGTGAAACCAATATCATAGCATGATTGACTTTTGAATGAGTAATAAATCGAATTACACCAGCCTGCCAACCTCTAGTAGCTACAAGCATGTAGTCCCCGATGTCAGGAATAGATTGTTCAGTATATGTTTGCTCACTCATAACATTCCTTCCGTTCGGAATCCCAAATATCGTTAGTGTCTGTTAAGAAAGTACTGAAGAGCTCGATATGTGTTCGGACCTGGTACACCATCAGCTGGTGAACCAATCATTCGCTGAATAGCACGCCATGTGTTTGGTCCAGGATCACCATCCTGACTCGCACCTACTTTAGACTGAATTGCTCGCCAAGATATAGGACCGAGATTACCATCTTGACTAACACCAGCCCAAAGTTGAAGACGTTTCTTAGTCCCTTGACCAAATACGCCATCTACAGCAATCTGTGGTGGACGATTAGATACGGGAATCGAAGTTGGTTTCGGAGTTGGTGTTGGTGGATGAACCTTTTGTCCTTTAAAAGAATCATATGCATTTTGAGCTGCTGTTAATATCAAAGACCAGATCGATTTGATGTAAGGACCAGCACAAGCTGTTGAAGACCAATGACTATGCATAAAGAAATTGTCAGAACTTGGACGCTCACCAATAACTTTTGCAAATAACCATCCAGTTAGACGAGCAGCTGACTTCCATGTCGCTTCGGCTACAGCCCATGACGGAGCAAGTGCACAATTCGCCATCTCAATATGAATTGACGTCATGTTACCAACAGTATTACCCGCAGCCCATGCATACTCGTTCACATTAACATATTGAGCAATTCCACCGACACCATCAGCATCAAAGTGTGCTGAAGCAGGTCGAATTTCCCAAACCTTAAGAACACCCTCATGTGAAAGACGTCCTGCATTGTGATGAAGAGTAACAGATGTCTTTTTATAAGTCTTATGAGTAACGTGTTTCGTTGCATTGAGTCTTGCTATGAAGTCTGAAACTGGTTTGTCATATGCTATAAGTGTCATCAGACAATCTCCTGTTCAACATCATCCTCAGCGAAAGAAATAAAGTCACTTTCAGGCAGAGAGTCTAGATCATCCGTTCCAGGACCATCTTGAGTTTCTCTCTCAAGAGTTGTTGGTACATCTTCTTCATCAAACGTTTGTTCAGTCATGTTTATTCCTTTCAACGTGTTAATACACCAGCAATAGCCAGTATGATAGCTAGAACTAATGGCCAGAAAGGAACAGATCCACCAGATCCACGATGAATAAGTGCAACCCAACCAGCAACCATTACGATTTGAAAAATGAACATTCCAGCAGCGAGAATAAATAAAACTATAGATAAATTGCTCATAAGATTAGTCATTCCTTACATTCAGGAATCTTCATTTTAGCTCCCTCATACTTCTTTATACGATCTGCCTTTTCAGAAGGAGGAATTGATTGAGTTACTGTAACTGCATTGATCAAAGTTTCTAAAACGGTATTAACACCTCGAGCTGCAGCTTTACTTTCTTCACATTGTTCATGAACTGTTTTCTTCAATTCGGAAGTTAACTTCTCAATACGCTGTTGATTAACAACAAAACCTTCAGAGTTTTTCTCAATTCGTTCATCAGCCGTATCACTACGATAGGCTACATACATCAATGCAATGAAGAATATACCAACAACGATTATAAATGACAAACGTACAGCAGACTTACTAACCTTATCAGTATCCATCACAATCCCTCACATGTCGGTACTAGTCGATGAAGTTCAGCGATATCTGCCGTAATAGCTGGAGGAACTGGCTGATTACGACCAGCAAATCCAGCTACAATATCCTCATGTAGTTTGATCATAGACGTTGTGTTTGTTTTGATTGAGTTACAATTTGTTATAGAGTTTTCTCGAAGTTTATCCGCTGTACGATCACCACGATAGGCTATATAAATCAAACCAATCAAGAAAATCAAGATAAGTGTAAAAAACGCACGTCTCAAATTATGTTCGTCATTCATCTTGTTCTCCAGCCTTCGGATGAGGTGGAATAATCGGCTCTGGTGGAACACTAGTACCGCTATTCTCTAATGCTTTGGTCAACTGAGTAATTCTATTAACCATTCGATCATTTGTAGAGTTAACCAAGTCATGAACTACCTCTAGATCTTTGCGGAAGGCTGCTAAAATCAAAACAATCAACACACCGATCATTACCAAAAAACCAACACCTGTATTGATCCAACCAGATACCATAGCATACGTATTTATTCCACCTAAAATCCATAAAGTTAACAATGGTTGAGTCGAAGGACTATCCAATAAAGTCTTAAGAAACTTAGCGATTTTATTCACGTCTTCTCCTCCTTTTCAGGTGAATCGTTTGCTTTTTTAGGTATAACCTTTATCAAATTATCAAGTTTTGCTACAGCTGGGATTCCACACAATGTCAAACCAACTGTAAAAGTTGCAAGACTCTCTGGACCCCAAACGGCATTCCAAACAATGAGACTTAATCCAACTACCCAGAATGCCAATGACTTAAGCGTAGATATAAACTTCATTGCTACATCCTTTCAGTAATTGGAAACTACCACAATTTAGTATCACCGAAATGCCGTTCTACAAAAGGTCTAGCAAGTAGTTTCTCATCGCCATAATGTATAGCGTTGTGTGTTCTATGTGTCGTTGTGATCAAAAACTCAGGATCAAGAATACTTGAATCTCCATGAGATATGTCATTCGGTTTCATCGGATTCATATGATGAATAATTAGTCCGCTATGAATTTCATAACCATCAATCCCCAAATCACAACCATTATCTCGAGTTATAACATGATGTCGTAGTTGACGCCACTCTCTTGAGGTGTAAAATTGTTGATTAATATAACGATCGAATCCGAATGTAGACTTTCCAACTTCTCCTCTAAGAGATAAGTAATGATAGCGTTCTTCGAAGTCATTGATACGACATAGTTCAGAATATCGTCTAATCATCGTACTCGTCCGGTATCTCTAATGGTTCTTGACCAGCGTAAGAACGCATAGCGTTGAGTGCAGTAGTGTACAATTCTTCAACACGTTTTGCCGAGGCCACAGCTTCTGCCTTTACCTTCAAAAGCTCATTCTCTCGCATCAGTCTCTCTTGTTCTAGACTCTCGCGCGATGAACCAAGCTTCAAAAAATGACTAATTACCTGAGCTGAAGCCGTTCCTTCCATAAGTTGCTTCTCGGCAAGGTCAACAGCATGAGATATCATCTGATTCTCTCGAGATTCAGGAGTTGTAGCCGGTGACCGTTTTGGTTTAACCGGCTCAGAATTTTTCCGAGAAGAAACCATAGGGTTCACCTCCACTATCTATAAGTTCTTCTTACCTATTAATAAGTTTTAAGGTAGTTTCAGTAAGGACGCCAGGACTTATGTGATAGTTTTTAGAAAGCAAAGCGGCTTGATTAGCTCTCTTAAAAGATAAGTCCTGACGTCTTTACTAACATCGCCTAATATCATCTATGTGATCTAGTCGGTGATGCTGTTTTAGTTGCTGTCTTTTTGACTGCAGTCTTCTTTGCCGCAGTCTTAGTTGCTGGTTCTTTAGCAGGTTCTTCAACTGCTGGTTCTTTAACTGGTTCGTCAACTACTGATGTTTCAACTTGTGTTACTTCAAGAGGATGACTCTCTGGTGTTTCAGTTGTCTCTTCTTCATCTTCCGGAGTCTCTGGATTATCCACAAGTTCTGACTCATCTGATAAAGAGAAACTGCCTGGTTCATCACCTTCTTTTACCGATGTAACCCAAATAACATCGTTGCCATCAAGAAATACTTGACCGTTAACAGAGTCATCTTTCCAAACACGAGTAACTATCATTGGATAGATGTCACCCTCAACAAGTATACTACCTTGGTAAGATTGGACACCTGTACTAGAATTGTATTGATGACGTGATGCAGCATCAACACGACGTCTGTTCTGTGATTTAGCAACCTCTTTGGTCAACGTGTAAAAGACCGTACTACCTAAAGCTGGAGGTGACATTTGTTTTGCTCCTTAGATTGGTTGAATATGTAGTTATGTTGTTGTCTCAGAGGTCTTCTTTGGAGTCCACTGATAACGTTGACGATAAGAAGTAACATCAGCACGTAATGCCCATAACGCTTCATTAACCCAATCATTTTCGCTATCCACCTTAACAGCAGAACCATAAAAACAATCACCCTTCCAGTCATTGTCACGAACTGGAATACCTTCGGTGCAATCCCACTTAACAACCCATGACTCTGTGTATGGTCCTTTTGGACGACTCAACCTCTGTTTTTGTAATGTCAAATCAACATTATGTTCCGTACCTTCAGAAGTTACGAGCAAAACAGTGGTTGGACCTTCAACATCTTGATAGGAATATGATGGACTTCCACCATACACATAATCCATTGGACGTACTGATAAGGATCCACTACGACACAACCATGAGCGGTACTTTCCACCAAAACGACGCATCTGAGAACCACTACATGAATGATCTTCATCAACCCACAATTTCCAGTATAAAGAACCCTCGAAAAGACTGAGCTTCACTTCACGTCCAGTACTATGAGTAATAATATCAGCCGTTCGAGAACCAAGTGATGTGTTCAAATAAATTCCTGTACCGGCAATACTCAGATGGATATCAACTGGTGTCTCTGACCCTCGACTACCCAAATGAAATCGTGCTGATGCTTCAGGCACTGGATTTCTAATTACAGTCTCAGCTGCAAACGAAACATCACGACCTTGCCATCCTGTACGACGATCAACATCAGTTGCAAAATCTTTGTAATTAATTTGTTTAGGTGACGACGGAACATGACGAGTAGATCTACGTCCACAAACTTTACATTCGACCCAACGATACTCAGTTTCTCCATCAGGTCTTTTATGACGTAATGGAAGACGATACACGAATGGCGTATGTCCAAATAACCAGCACACAGGATTCTCAGGAAGACTAAGGTGTGCAAACCGTGCTTGATGATGTAGTAGATTCTTTGAATCACCATCACGTTCTTTAACGTAATCAATGCTGTGCATAAACATAGTTAAGTCTCCTAACTACCTAATAAAAAACTTTACCGCCACGAACCTTAGCCAACACCAACAGTACAACTCCGATAACGGCCAAGATGATACCGATAGTCATAAGTACAGCAAGTTTAGGAAACAGTAAAGCAAGAATGATAAGGATAATGCCTAGAGTGAGCATAATGGACCTTTCGAATTGTTATGAATCAACTTTCTTATGTTTATAGTTCAAACTAACCAGTCTGGGAGTGGAATCATTTCAACAGTCTTCCCAGCAAGTACATGAGCAGAATCACCTAGAAATGCCCAGAGACCATTACGAAGAAACGAGTGACAATTACCCCAAGCAGGATCTACAACATGTGGAAGATTGTGTGCAAGAACTCGTGGTTCTTCACTAATGATTAAATGTCCCTTAGAACCACAGCTATCTGAATCTTCACATACAACATGATGAAGATAATCTGAAGGACAGATGTGTGCACTGCCATAAGCTAACATCGATGGACTGAAAGTAGGAACCTCAAGGTTTCCATTCCAAGTCCAAATAGGTTCAGTACTACCATCCTTACGAAGTGGACACCCAGAAAATAATTCAATCCTAAAAGGATGAGCCATCTTGCATCCTGGACAGAAAGTGTAAATACTTTTAAAGATAGGCTGTCCATTCATACTAGCTAAACGTTCTAAGGCTACCGGGTTGGTCATGGTACAGTAACTGGACCTTGGTCTGGTCTGACATGACGCCAGCAAACAGGTTGTTCTTTATCATTAACATCTCGCTCGAACTGAGTAACGTAATAATAAACTTCACCCTTCTGTAATGTCTCCTCGCATCCGGGAACACAACAAGAATCACCAACCTTCGGGCCACCTTTATCAGTCCAATGTACTGGAGTTGATTCCGCCCATGCATCCAACAGATTATACGTCTTCGTAAACGTCATCAGAGACCTCTTTCTAGGGGTGAAAAGTGGATTGTTTGTGCCAAATATCCCACCGGAGCTATTTTT